CGTGGTCACCGACACGATCCTCCGGCTCTCCCTGACCGCTGCTGTTACTGCCGCCCTGGCATTCTCCAAGGGCCAGTACGATCTTGAACTCTGCACCGGCGAGACACCCGAATGGGTTGACAAGCCACTGTGGGGTTACTTCCTCATCAACGACGAATTCACTAATTAAATGTCCTCAGACGTTATCTCCGAACCGGAGCTCATCACTGTCGAAACCGACGATGGTGGGTATTCCGTTGAAGTCACGCCCTACACCATAACGACAGAGGTTGTCGACGGCGTTACCGTTGAAGTCCTCACCGCCCAGACAACTATCGAGGTATCGGCCAGCCAGGCCACGACAGTCGAAGTTGTCGGCGGCGGCCACCAGGTCCTGGTCACGACAGGCCCGCCGGCCGGCTCCGGTATCGGCGGCTTCTACACGCTCGGCGAACTGGCTACCCTGCTCGAGGGCCAGCTTGATTCTTCCTGGTTCAATGCTGCCCTCAAGGGCGATATAGATGAGATCTCCGCCCTCTTCGCCCGACTCGGCGACCAGCTTGATATTGCCGGACTGGGAGATCTGACAACGCTTGAAGGGTCGATGATGACCTGGTCATCGAGCCAGTTTAACACCCTCATTGCCCGGGTCACTCTGATCGACGATCCGGAGAATGGTTCCCTCACCCTGGCCTGGTCTGAAATCGACCAGACAGCTGATCATATCTCGACACTCGTCGGACGGGTGGATCTGATTGACGGTCCCGGAGGCTCGCTGGAGCAGCACTATACCCTGATCGATCAGACGGCAGAGGCTGTCACCATTGAAGCCGATGCCCGCATCACTCTGGACGGCAGGGTTGAAGAGTACAACAGCACCTGGACCGCCACTGCCCAGGGTCTTGCGTCAGTCGTTACCCGGGTGACAACGCTGGACGATCCGTCGACCGGTATTGTTGTCGACCATGAGTCCCGCATCCAGCAGAATGCCGACAACATCTCCCTGTATGTCAACCAGCTTAACAACACCAGTGGTCTTGTCAATCAGGCCGGCATCGATATCACAGCTCTCGGCGTGCGGGTCACTGCCACGGAGACCAGCGGTGGTGAGACCGGTTACCGACTCGAGGCGATTGAAGAACTGATCGCCAACAAGTGGAGTGTGAACGTCCAGGAAAGTGTCGGCGGCTACAAGTACATGACCGGCATGGAAGTCCTGCTCCACCCCATGTGGCTGCTGGATTATCCCTATGTTGTTGACAAGACAGTCTACTACACTGACGACAAGGCTTACACCTGTATCCTGCCCCATACATCTACCGGCGGCAATGCTCCCGGTAACACCATGTACTGGACGGAGATCCCCGGAGACGCGAAGACCGTCATTAGAATGAAGGCGGACCAGCTGAAATTCTACACCTCTGACAGTGCCCCTGACCAGCCTCTGCTGCAAGTTGATGCAGATGCTCTTATGCTCGGCTATGGCGTCGCCTTGCAGTCTGAAGGCTGGGCTGCCGGTGACCCCGGGTACAACCTGGACGCCAAGAACAAGACTGCCGAGTTCCGGGACATGAGCATGACCTTCTCGGCGTCCAAAAAGAAAGAAGCCCAGGACGCCCTTAATATCACCGAGCTGTATTCGCCGCTCGTCAATCCTGGCTTCGAAGCCGGGACCCATGACAGTTACGAGATACCGGACGGCTGGTTCATAGAATCATCCGAGACAAATCCGGAAGACCTGCTGCGGTACATTAACATCCCTGCGGATACGTCGTCCGGCCTGCTCGGCTACGGAGCCAGTGTCCACAACCAGTCCGGAACATCCTGCGGCTACTGGAAACTGGGCAAGCGTTTCGACATTGTTGACCCCGGCTATACATTTTCCGTTACAGTCCAGTGCCGTATCCAGGGGGATACGACTGATTTAACGACTGGCAATCCCACAGACGGTGCCGAAACCTGGGTTGCCGAAGACGATGCCTATATTGAATTCCGTTGTTACGAAGAGGACGGCACACCGATTACAACCCTGACCCTAGCGGAGCAGTACAGCAAGACCGCCAGCCACCAGGACTACATCAACGGCGGCAATGTCGAACGTGTCTTTGGGTCCGGCACCTGGGTTCCGCTCACTCACTCCATTACCATCCCGGCCAACTGCTATCGCCTCGAGGTCCTGCTCTGTACCTCTGACGGCAATAACAATGTGTACCCTCTTGGGCACCTGGACGTCAATGCCGCCGTCATCTTTGATGATTTCACCGTCAACTACACCGGGACGTTCTACGAGGTTTTTGGAGCAGAATGGTATGAGGCCGCCGTCACAGCGATTCAGAACGATGGCCGCTTCCGGAATAACCTCTTCTCCATTGAAGAGTGGACAGAAGGCCGCACGGTATTTGATGGCGACTTTGCCATCTATAAAAATAATACTAATCACAGCAATGAAATTATTTCCAGTGTAGGCCCATTCGGAAATACTGTTTTAGCCTGGGAAGCGACATGTATGGTCGACCAGTATGAACCACTGGGCTCCTGGTCAGGCGGTTTTGAGCATCGCATTACTGCAGCGGAGAATAAATTCGATCACACCAAGACCTACCGTTTTTCTTGTTGGGTCAAAACGTCGTGGGTAGACTACCCTTCAGGCTCCCCTGGCCCCAGTACCTACGGTCTCTATGTGGGGCATGATACGGTATCACCATATGATGTAGCGTATCTTGGTACTACTGCTGCGGTAACCAATCCGTACATGATCCCAAACCAGTCCGCACCGACTCTTAATAAGTGGTACTTACTGGTTACCATCACCCATGGTTCGGGGACGACACTGACAACACCAACTGGTCAAACTGGCTGGTGGGACCCGGAAACGGGCACGCTCGTCCAACCCGGTACGACTGAGTATAAATGGCTGACCACTGCTACCGAAGCTCTGCTGCGTTGTTCCATGTACCGGCAGTCAGTCGACGCTGTTACGGAATTCTACGCTCCCCGCTGGGATGAATTAAACGGTTCCGAGCCCTCCATCGTCGCCTTGCTGAATGCTGCTACAGTAGGCGGGACCTGGGGATCTAACATAAATGACATCCCCTATGAGACCCTTCACAACAACGATGACGCCACCGCATTAGGGATGAACCCCACGTTCAGCAACTGGGGCACAAGTCTACCGGCAAATTGGACAAAAGGCGGGACGGTCGGTGTTGCTCCAGAACTGACGATTAAGCGTATTGGCGAGCAGTCGATTAAATTCACGACGACTGGAGTACAAGGTTATCTACGCTGTGTGGCCCAGATGGACCCGAATGCCCCATTATCGGCAGGAACATTTGTCTCTGGTATGGTGGATGTGTATATACCGGATGGTGTAGCTCCGGACAATCTGACTGGTGGCCCACCAGGTATTATGGTGCGGCTGATGACGAACGCCACGCTCTCGGCCTACGTAGATCTGGAAGTAGCAGCGGATATGAGTATCCTGGATCAGTGGCAACGGTTGAAGTATACTGCCCGGTGCCCGGGGAAAAGAATTCATGGGATCTACTTCTACCTCATGCCCTCTTTCGGGTCTACCAAATTACCGGTCACAACAGGCACCGTCTACTATGACAATCTTAACCTGGCTCTCTTTGATATCTCTCAGGATGCTAATGCACAGCTCCCCTCCGATGTTGACCTCTTGGGCTATTGGGACTTTAATGAAGGGGCTGGAGGCAATGCCTTTGATAAAAGCCAATTTGGAAATACCGGCGTCCTCATGCAGGATACCTCCTGGAGAGCCGGCATCTCTGGTACAGGTGTCGAGTTTGACGGTGTTGGTGATCGTGTCGTAATTCCAAATACTGCCCCGATCGACGGTCTCGGCAGTACCTATAAGAATCTTACCTTTTCTTTCTGGGCCTGGCCACAGGTCTCGGGGGCCTCTGCCTTTCTGTTTTCAAAATACGAATCTGGCACAGATAAGTTCGGCCTCGTAGTGTTGACGGACGGGCAGGTCCGATTTGATATTGGGTATAATGGTGCTGCAGCAACTCACACCTTTACCGATACTAACGTGGATGGCGACGATCAATGGTATCATTTTGCTCTTGTTATCGACGCCACCAATGCAGTCGTGAAACTCTATATTAATGGTATCCTGCACCCAGATGAATATGCTATGGGTAGCTACGCTTCTGCCTTTGAAAATGCAGCTGATTTTGCTATCGGAGCTACGGATACCGGGTCCGCCCCGTATAATGGGTATATTGATGAGTTCCGTATCTATGACCGAGTCCTGACTGAACTAGAAGTACAGGCCCTGTATCGAAACCCAAGTGGCGGACAGTCCAATCCTGACTGGCGGGCAGCCGATCTCTTACCCCAGGATTCTGATTTAGCCGGTTACTGGGACCTCAACGAGGCGGCCGGTAATATAGCGTATGACAAGAGCGGAGAGCAGAACCATGGCACCCTGACATTCAGCCCGGGTTGGGTGCACACGATTGCCGGGCACGGGGTCGAGTTGGTCCAGACGTCTCACCAGTATATCGCGCTCCCGGATGATATTGTCGATATCTCTGCCGGTTGTGCTGTATCTCTTTGGTTTAAGCCGGCCCTTGGCGCCGGTGACGCTCAGGCCCGCATTATATCTCTCTTGGAGTCTACTGGAACTCTGGATCAGCTTGTTCTGACGACGCACAGTAATACCAATTTTGGCATCGCTGCGGTTGTTAATACGACTCAGTACCAATGGCGGACCGATGCTGCTGATTTCCTTTTCGAGGCGGACACGTGGTACCATCTGGTTGTCTGCCTGGATGCCTCCCAGAGGTTTACTGTCTACATCAATGCTCTGCCTATGACGGTTGCCACGGTCCTTTCTCTTGGGGACTCTTCGATATCTGGGATAGGTGCGTATAATGGCTCGACTTATGGCGGGCAGGGAGTCTTTACCGAAGTCCGTGTCTACAACCGTGTGCTGACAGCGCAAGAAGCGCGGGCACTATATAAGAACCCGAGCGGCCACCAGACAAACCCAAACTGGCAGGAAAATCCTGCTATCCCGCCTGACACGGATCTCCTGGGCTACTGGGACCTCAATGAAGGTACTGGGACGATTGCCCATGACAAGAGTCCTTTTGCGAACAACGGCACCATTTCCGGGAACCCCGAATGGGTCTACGCCCCAGCCGGTCTGGGCTTACTCTTTGATGCCTCCGATGATATCACCTTGCCAGACATGGCGCCACTATCAAGTATCGGTGCATCCGGCGGGTATAGAAGTGTTACCTTCTCGGCCTGGGTAACTAATCCTGTACCGGGGCAAACAACCAGTGGTTTTATTGTTGGCAGTTATGATTCCAGTTCTGGTGAGTATATCTACTTTCATGTTAATTCCGGGAATAAATTGGCGTTTATTGCCAAGCAGAGTGGCGTATCGTATGGCGGCAACGGGACTCTTGATGTTCCCATGGATGGTGAGTGGCACCATCTTGTAGCAATTATAGATGCTGAGAATGACAGTGTCACCTATATGGTCGATGGTGTTACTGCGATAGTTAATGATGTAGGCTGGCCTGCCGACTGGGCCCTGCCTGGCAAAGCGTTCCATATCAGCTCCAATACGAGCAGTTCGAACGATTATCTCGGCGCCATCTCGGAAGTCCGGATCTATCGCCGGGCTCTCTCGGAAGCCGAAGCCCGAACCCTGTATCGCAACCCGAGCGGCAATGCTGCCCCACCTGCGTATGCGGCCCTGCTGGGCACTAAACCTCCTGAGAATGCGACCTATGGAGCTGACTGGGCAGAGATTTGGGATCGGCCAGGAGATGCACTACTCCTCAATGAGTTAAATGGAATTGGTGGTTATCAGGGCGTAGAGTTCCCCCGCTTGATGCTCCCGAACCATATTGACTGTTGGGCAGATAACTGGTCTGGCACAAATTATTACATGAAAATAGCTTCGGCAACGCTCGATACCAATAACTACTCCCTGTCCTGGGACGGTCTGTTTCAGTGGGGTGCCAGTGGTGGGCGGTTTACAAAGCAGATGCGAGTGCATATACATATGTGGGCTGCGACTGCTCCCGTTGTCAGTAATGTTTCGTACACATATTCCGGGGATGACTTAACGAGCAACTTGCGGGCGTATTACAACAGTACAACCGGTGTCGTAGAGTTCTGGGTATACCTCACTGCATACGATTGCGTTCTTCTGAACGGTGTGTGGACTCCCCGCGTCGGGACGGGCGACAGTTGGGTCATGTCCAGCCAGGATAAAGACAGTGCCACGCCGCCGGCTGTTCGGCAGCTATCCGCACCCACCGGTATGACGCAACTCACACCGGTCCCCAACTATGAACTGGGAGCCACTGTCGGTGCTACCTGGGGCAGCAATATCAGTAGTCAACCTATTGATGCCGATATCCTGAATGCCCAGCAGGCCTGGGCAGACTTAGACGGTGGTACTTACTTTGATATCACTGCCAATGGTCTGTTACTGAAAAATACGGCAGCCAATATCGTACTCGGTAAATCAGGTGGGGATGGTGGTGCTATATTCAGTAATGGGAAGACAACATATAATGCTGGGACTGGCGGATTCCATCTGGGTTGGAATAGTGGCCTCGGGAAGTACACTTTTGGTGTTGGGGATAGCGTAAACTATATGCGATGGAACGGTACCGCACTCGCAGTCACAATGGTTACCGCCACCGGTTTCTCTGTTAAGTCTGCCACCAGTGGACAGCGGATGGAGATGTCCAGCAAGGCCATTAAGATCTACGACTCCAGCGGTGTGAAACGCGTCCAGTTGGGAGACCTGACGGCATGAGCTATGGTTGTCAAATTTGGGATGCCAGCGGGACTTTGAAATTAGACGTGAGTGACCGACTGACCCAGTTTATCTGGAGCACCCTCGCAGCTTCCGGAACAACCAGCAGCCAGTACCTTTCGGCTATAAACGGCAGGGACACGGTTATTGTCGCGCGCCCGGTCATTAACTCGAGTATAACGGATTCCTTTATGTGGCAGTATATCCATGAAGTGTATCGAAGTGGGGACACCATCTACTGGTCTCCTATTGTTACCGATAGTTCTGGGCGCAGCCATGCTATGCGGATTTCCATTTTTGCTTATACCTGATTATGTCATACGGCCTATCCATATATAATTCAGCCAATGAGCTGCTCATTAACGAACTGTATGCGAACTACTATTACAAGAGTTCAGGGTATGTTACAACGACCACCGCATTCAGCTCGAATTACTACGCCACGATCACTAAACCCAGCGGCACAACGAATCCGATTTTAGCGATCCGCCCCCATACCGCAGGGCAATGTATCTTCGGCTGGCACTGGACCACAACGGAATCAGGCGTGTATGTCGTCACAGATACGAGCGGCGGCCGCGTCGATTACTGCTGGTTTACAGAGCAGTCGCCAAGTGTCGGCGGCAACCCGGGACTTGAAGTCAGGAATGCCAGCGGTAATGTTGTCTTCAACAGTAACGACCGGCAGATGAAAATTGTCACAGTAGATTCCTTTTCCTGGACGCCAACAACTACCGAGCTCGGGGATGCTGTGGCCGCCGGTAACTATTTTGTCACGAATAACCGGGACGTGATTGACCCTATCAACAACTATTTTATTATAGATCCGTGCTGTCAGTTCAGCACCTACCCAAATCCGTACAGCCCGCCCATGTGGTGGATAGATATGTGGGCCGGCGGATTACGGTACTATAACACGTCCTACATCTCTTTTATCAAAGGAAGATTTTCCCAGGGCGTATACCCGGGTGCCCTGGCAGTTAATAATTGGGGCCCAACACATGTCTTAATGGAGGTAACGTACTAATGCCCAAACAACTTTTTCAACCCTGTGCTGATATCCAGTTTCTCGGTATGCGGGTTCACCAGTACCAGACAACACAAGACCATAAGTGGTTCCTGTTTTTGGAGCTCCAGGGTCTCCTGCTCGACCCGGCAGGCAACACCCTGCCCGCCACAAATGATATTGCATCACGGGTTCAGATAGCAGGACCACTGGATGAGGCATTAACCCTGCCGCAGATTGTCGACCAGCTCTCCGGCGTTATGGGAACGCTCAAAACCCGATTGATCCAGAAGAAAATTGAGTATGCAGACCGCACTGACGCCGAACTCCTGGCGGAAGGATTCACCCAGGCAGAGATCGATGCAGCAAAATAAGATGCAAAAAAAGTTGACAAACATAGTAAATTAAGTTTACAAATACCCTCGACGCTGTTATAAGGATTACCGATGACCGAAACTCTACCGCAAGAACCAATCAACGATCTCCCCGATACCACCAATCCCACAGCCGAAACCGTCGATCCCGAAGATAAAGCCAAGCACACCAAGTGGGCCAACGAGCCTACCTTGACGCAGCTACAGCAGGATCTCACCGACGGACAGCCGCTGACGGATTCACATGCCCTGAACATAGATCGCTGGTTGTCGAATCTCTATATTACCGGGGCAGCCAAGCTGCCGAAGAGCACCACCCAGTCAACCGTCCAGCCAAAGCTGATACGGAAACAGGCTGAGTGGCGATACCCGTCCCTGTCGGAACCGTTTCTCTCCTCGCCGGATCTGTTCAACGTGGAGCCGCAGTCAGCTGGTGACGCCAACCGGGCCCGGCAGAATAACCTGGTTCTGAACTACCAGTTCAATACCCAGGTCCGGAAAGTCCAGTTCATCGACGGGTACGTCCGTGACGGTGTCAACCGCGGCACCATCGTCGTCAAGACCGGCTGGCATGTGGACGCCATTCAAGAAGTGGTTGAAGTACCCGAGATCATGCACGTGCCCGTGGAAGATCCTCAGACCCAGATGCAGGTGGCCCAGTGGTACACCTATCTCATACAGCTGCGGCAGGCAGACGAGGAAGCGTACCTGGACCATGACCGTCCAGGCCTGCAGTATGCCCTCGAGCTCTTCATGACCTCAGGACAGATCTTCGTCCCGCAGGAGACAGGGAACATCCTCCAAGAGGTCAGAACCACAGAGCTCGCCAATCGTCCGACCGCAGAACTGAAAGACAGCCGGAATATAATCGTCGACCCCTCCTGCGAAGGCGACTACACCAAGGCCAAGTTTATCGGCGAGAAGTACAAGACCTGCTACGCCGACCTGGCCAAGGACACGAACAAGTATTTTAACCTGGATCAAATCCAGTTGCAGTCGACTGATCCGGACAGCGATCCCGAGTACACCAGTCCGGCGTATCTGGGACCCAATGAACACACGGCCTCCAACCCCAATTTCCCGGACAATGCCCGCAAGCAGTTTGTCATCCACGAATACTGGGGTGAATGGGATATCCACGGCACCGGCGTCGTCGTCCCGATCGTTGCGGCCTGGGTGGGTGGAATCCTGGTTCGACTGCAGGAAAATCCGTTCCCCGACCGGCGACCGCCGTATGTCATTGTCCCGTACCTGCCCATCAAGGGCTCGGTCTACGGTGAACCCGATGGCGAGCTGCTCGAGGACAATCAGAAAGTTGTCGGTGCCCTTACCCGGGGTGCCATCGATCTGTTGGCCAAGTCGGCGAACTCCCAGACCGGCATGAAGAAATCCCTGCTTGATCCGGTCAACCGCCGGAAGTTCCTGCGTGGTGACGATTACGAGTACAACGACAATATGGACCCACGCCAGGGCATCCACCAGCACGTCTTCCCGGAGATCCCGAATTCAGTCTTTAATCTGAAAATGGACCAGCAAAACGAAGCCGACTCTCTTTCCGGGGTCAAGGCCTTTCACCAGGGCATTACCGGTGATGCTCTTGGTTCCAACGTCGGTGGCGGCCGCAATGCCCTTGACGCTGCCTCCAAACGTGAGACCGGTATTTTACGGCGACTCGCCGACGGCATGATTCAGATCGGCCAGAAGTTCCTCGCCATGAACGCGGTCTTCCTGCCTGAGAAAACTGTCGTCCGGGTTACCGGCGATCAGTTTGTCACGATCCGCCGGGACGATCTCGTTGGCCAGTATGACCTGCGGCTGACGATCTCGACAGCCGAGGAGGACAACCAGAAGGCTCAAGAACTGGCATTCATGCTGCAGACCAACGGTCCCAATGACGATCCTGAAATTGTCCGGATCATCCGGGCTGAAATTGCCGACCTGCGGAAAATGCCGCACCTGGCCAAGAAGATCCGTGAGTACCAGCCACAGCCTGATCCGGTTGAGCAGCAGATGAAGATGCTGCAGCTCGAACTGCTCCAGGCCCAGATCTTCAAGGAGTACAGGCTCGGCGGCAAGCATGAGTCCGAAATCGAGGCGAACATCGCCCGGGCCATGAAGGATTACGCCCAGGCCGACACCAATGTGGCCAAAGCAGGTGAAGCCGACGCCAAAGCCGACCTGCTGAAATCCCAAGCCGGCCAGACCGTTGCCGCGACGGTGCAGAATGTCGACGGCACAGACCATAACCGCGAACTTGACAAGATTAATATGAAAGCTGTCATGGACGCGTTAACCAAACCCGAACCAAAACCAGCAGCCAAAGCTAACTAATTTCAACAAAAGGAGTAACCATGAGTACCGAAACCGAGCAAACCCGTGACCTGGACCAGGAGAAGAAGCGAATTGAAGTCACCATTGACGACTGCAAAGAAGCCATTGCCTTCATGGATGACCTGAAAAGGCTCCGTAATTCTCCGGCCTGGCAGAGACTGATCGAGAACCATTACCTGAACGAGTACGCCCTCGGACGTGTCATGCTGAAAGCTGACCCATCCCAGCGTGGTCCGCAGGAACAGATGGACATCGAGAACAAGCTCCAGGCTGTGGCCCATTTCAACATCTTCTTGCACTATGTGGATATCGAGGGCATGAATGCCGAGCGGCTCTTGAAGGAAGCAGATGTGGCCCTGGACGAAATCGACCAAGAAATTGCTGATCGTCCGTAACCGTAAATCCCTCTGAAAAGGAACAGCACGATGACACAACAGTCAGAACAGTGGACAGAAGAAGACCTCGCGGAAATGTCCGACGAGGACTTCATGAAAATGTCCGACCGCAAGTTAGAAGCAGCCGCCGCTGCAGCCGATGAACCTCCAGCTACCCCGAATCCCGATGACCCTACTCCACCGCAGTCTCCGGAACCGACTCCACCGAATCCAGATGAAACTCCTGCTGTACCGACACCGCCTGCTCAAGAAGCACCTGATCCGGACGGTGCAGAACCTCCTGACGACCCAGGAACAGGTGAAGAGCTTGGCGAGGGAGATGAACCTCCTGTAGGAGATCCCCCAGGGGAGCCACCGAGCGGCGAGCACCAGGAGGACCCGCCAGGGTCCGACGCCAGTGCGGCAGCCGCGAAGGCGGCGATCCCGGCTGATGTACAGAATAAGCTGGCCGCATACGAAAAAGTTTTCGCACCCTTCAAAGCAAACGGCATGGACATTCAGGCCAAGTCGCCCGAAGATGCCATCGCCCTCATGCAGATGGGTGCCAATTACCACAAGAAGATGTCCGAGCTCAAACCGGGCCGGGCCATGTTGAAGCTCCTACAGGACAACGGTCTCACCTCCATGGACGACATGAACTTCTTGATCGACCTCCATAAACGAGACCAGAACGCAATTACCAAGCTGTTGAAAGACAGCGGCTTAGATCCTCTTAACCTGGATCTGAAAGCAGAAACAACCTACACTCCGACCTCCCGAACGGTTAGTGAGGCTGAGGTGGCCCTGGAAGATACTTTGGTCAGTATTGAAAAGACACCCAGTTATCCTGATACCATTCAGATTATCACGAAACAGTGGGACGCGACGAGCCGTAGACATCTCGCTCAGAACCCGTCGATCATTACGACCATAAATGATCACGTGGCTTCTGGCATATATGCGAAGGTGGCAGCGGAAGTGCAATACCGGCGAAGCCTTGGCCAGCTTAATGGCATCGACGACTGGAACGCTTATGATCGAGTCGGGCAGCAACTATTCGATGCAGGACAGCTTGGCCAACCGGCCGCTCCCGGCACCACTCCTCCAGCAACGCCACCGGCTGCCCCAACTCCTCCAGCCGCACCGAAAGGAGACACAGAAGCCGAACGGTTGAGGAAGAAGCAGGCTGCAGGCCATACGCCTCCGCGTAAGACGCCTACCAAGCCGCTCCTCCCCGAAGGCAAGACTTTCCTGGACATGTCGGATGAAGAGTTCATGAAAATTGACCCGAGGAAGCTGGGAATACCAGCACATTAACCCTGTAACTCATTAATTAACAAATAAACCTTTAGGAATATTCACTATGATCCCCAATGACGGCGACACCAGCCAAATAATTTACGGTGATGACTCCACCCCGAGTTCCGTTGGAACTCAGTTGCGTGACTTCTACTACCAGAAGAAAGCAATGGTGGAACTCCAGAAAGAGAAAGTGTTCTCTCAGCTGGCCAACACCTTAGCAATGCCCAAAAACATGGGCAAAACCATCAAGCGTTACCATTATCTTCCGATATTGGACGACGCCAACGTCAACGATCAGGGCATCGACGCTGCCGGCCTGAGCACCACAATGGAAGCACAGATTGTGGTTACCCGTGCCGACGGCTCCATCCCTGACATTCCCTCTTATTACGGTCGGGCTTCTGACAATAAGTTCTACTTCAAAGGCGAAGGTGCTTCTGCCGCC